ACTTCTACTTCGTTAAAAAAACGAAGATATAAATAAGAAATGATTCGGGAGCTCCAGCAGAAAAAGCTACCAAGTTAAAAAACCCGGAAAAATGACAAAGAGACGCAGTTCTTCTGAACATGAACTTCAAGTAACGAAGAAGTTTCGTAAATGTAATGCAAAAGATAGAAGAAGAGCAAGTCCTCGCAAACGTAGTACCTATTCGAGACATTGGTGTTTTACTAAAAACAACTGGAAGGACCATGGTGGAGAGATTGTTTATGATCCAAAGATCATGGATTACTTAGTCTTTGGTCGTGAGAAATCAAAGGCGGGTACTCCACACCTTCAGGGTTACGTGGTTTATAAAGGACGTAAGCGTGAGACGACTGTTCGCAAACTGATGCCGCAGACACATGTTGGCGTGAAGGAATATACTTCATTGCAGGCGTCAAATTATTGCAAAAAGGATGGTGACTTTGAGGAGTTTGGAATTCTTCCAAAAGAGAAAAAAGTTGCTATGAAGGAGAAGTGGGACAAAATGTACAACGATGCTAAGTCTGGAAAATTCGAAGACATTCCTAAGGTCATGCTAATTCGTTATTATCACGCGATTAAAAGAATCCGTCAAGATAATCCAGACAAACCAGAAGATCTGAAAGACTTCGATAATTATTGGATTCTCGCTCCTACACGATATGGTAAGTCATATTATGCTAGGAAGAGATGGCCCGATTACTTCGATAAGGCTCCAAATAAATGGTTTATTGGCTACCAAGGACAAAAAACCATACTGATTGACGATGTTGGTCCTAAACAGTGTGAACATATGGGATGGTATTATAAACGATGGGGAGATAAATACGCATTCCCTGGAGAGGACAAAGGAGGAGGACTATCAATGCGACCCGATCGTATAGTGTTTACAAGTCAGTATACGTTGGAGGAGTGTTTTGGTCATGACCCAAACTTGTTAGCTGCCATGCAAGAACGTTTTGAGGTTATACCTCTGGAACGATGGCAGAAAAGGCTTTTACGTACCGATGAAAGACTTGGAGAATGGTCAGAGTATACTTGTCATGAAGATTCGTGGACTAAAGAGGCATCAAGACAATTGTTGCAGAAAAGAGCTTCTTTAGAACCTGTTCCTTCTTTAGGACCAGCGATTCAAGTTCGTCATCCACTTTCGGATCCTCCGATATTTACTGAGATACTTGATAATGAATTTGGTCCAAAGTCAATAGTGCATTCTTCCCAAGACGATCTTGAGTACGAGTATGATAACTCGCAGCAAGTCGATGGATGTCTATCAACTGCTTTAGCTTTTATGGTTCATGCTGAGGAGGAGTTCATTACCGAAGGATTGGATCTTTTGGGGGAAAGCGAAAAGTTCGATTCTGTTGAAGATGTTCAACCGGAAGATAATGATTTTATCGATCTGACTTCAGACGACTCTTCCTCTGATGACATATGGGACTTCGTGAAGGACTGCAGATACGATTGCCAGTTAACTATTTAATTTAAATAAAAAGATTTCAAAGAAAATTTTTTAGTATTTTTGAGTCCGTAGTTAGTATAACAGGTCTCAACAATGTAGGGCAAAAAAGGATGTTAGTTATACTTAATACCTATAAATACACAGACCAGGGCTCGCGAAGCGAGGGAGCGTAGCGACAAGTATAGCAAAGCGCAGCAAAACATACAAACCATCATAAGCATATATGATCAAAAGAAACGGCGTAGGCCGCAATACAGGGGACCCCACAATGGTCTAAGGAAAATTTTAGGCGAAGCCGGAAAAATTTTCAAGGAAATCCAAAAATGGATCTTCCGTATTACTACCTTAGACCAGTGGGGTCCCCGATCCCAATTAAAACTGACGAAACTAACGTTAAGCCGATTTGAAAATACAAAGGCAGCAGGAGTGCCAGAGGCCCGAGGCTCGCAGGGGTGGCGGTGCTCCTGGCGTAGACGTGTATTTTCACAAGGAAAGAGCTTATAAGGCCAATTCTAAAAAAAGAATTAAGGCGGATTAGTTCGCCAGGCCGGCCAGGGCCCGGCCTGTAAAAAGGGGGTTATAGGGGGAATCCCCCTACAACGGGGAGGTAAGGAGGGGTGTCCCCTCCTTAAATTACGAAGTACCCCACAAGCCCCTGCTAGGCGGGGTTTAAGGGGCAGAGCCCCTTCTATGGGGGGTGCGAGGGGGGGTGGTGTAAACCCCCTCCTTAAATCACGGATGTGATTGCGCAGCGGATTTTAAAGAAGCGCAGCAACTGCCGATATGGTGCAAGCACATGTGCGCAGGAGGTACGGTCTGGAGGCAGTAGAAATGCATGTGTGCATTTCTAATTTGAAGTCGGCGTATGGTTAGGTAGTGAAATGAAAAGTAACGTTGAGGTTCAAATTGTTTGCGGAAGCAAACGGGCGGCCCGGTAACCTACCAGGCCAAGATCTTCTTTTGCACGGGCGTGCAAAAGGAGCAGGGGGAGGTATGGAGGGGTCTCCCCTCCATATAAAAAAAACTCATAAATATGGAACACATGTTTATTAGGGGCCCAGAGTATTGGATGAGAGATGCGAGAGTAACTTTTGCGTCTCTTATCCAATAGTCAAAGGGCCCTTATTAAGCTCAACATTCCTAATGTACAAGAGTTAATAATAAATACTCTCCTCATCCAACGTATCGGATACGAGTTCCATAACTGAGGTTGATGAGCGGATTCGTTGAGAAGCACATCACGTGGATAGATTTATCAGTTATTGAAGCTACAGTATCTCCTACACCATCGTAGGTGATCTTTAGCCCATTTTTCCAGTACTTGTTATATTCAAACGTATGACTAAATGCGAGGCCAGAGGCAAATACATCAGCTTTCTGCTGATTTCCTTGAGGTTTTAGAATGTGCTGTTTATCGTAAAGGATCTGGAATCGACTACGAAACTGTAGGTTTAAAAAGGAGATATCTGGAGCAACGATGACAGGACTTGGAGTTTGCAAGTCAAGCACTTGTTCAACCGTTGGTGAAGCCCCGTTTGTTTGTTTATCAATAAAACAGATGATCCTTAACTTGGTGTCAGCAACGACAGAACCGGAGTCAGTCGTAGGAAGTCTTTCAAAAAAGTAACGTAATTTAAATCCTAAGATGCTTATGTTTCTTCCAATTCGTTGACTTTCACCGGTTCCTACATCAAGAGAATTTAAACAATCCTCAATAGGATCCATCATTTGCCAGCTATCAAGAAGTGTGGGAACCTCGTTAATTGCTCTATCCAAAAACTTTTTCTCCATACCTCTGAATCCACCGGTACGTTGGTTCAGAACCATTTTTTTACGGGTGTTGTATCTCCGTTTGGTAACTGGACCTTTTTTAAAGTACTGTTTACCTCTCAACGCCATTGTTTTTATAAGAAATGTTTTTTTAAGATTCCATTTTAATTCATGAAAATGGATTCCAATAAAAAATAAATTGACCAATAAAAACGCAGAGCTAACAAAAAAATAAAAAGACTCTGACGGAATGAAAATCTGACGAAGTATTGATTTATCATCTGACGAAAAAAGTATTGGTTTATCATCTGATGAACCAAATTCGTCAGACAAAAAGAAGAAAAAGATATGAAAAGTTTGAATCTAAATTTCCAATGATTTATTAAGTGTAAATATACATATAATAAATGCTCCCTCATCCAAAGTATCTAATCCTGCTGGACCAGGCCAGTACACCAAAAGGATTAGTGCCGGTTGCCATAACGTGTATAGCCTTGTCCGAGATAGAGGCTACATCTTCTGCATCACCAGTGAAAAGAATTTTTAGCCCATTCTTCCAGTACTTGTTAAAGGACTTGACGTCCATGTTTGTATTAGATTTAGAATAAATATGAGTACCAACACCGTTTAATCCTGTAACCCAAAAAGGCTTCATGACATGAGTTTTATCGTATAGTATTTGAAAACGGGTAGTGTTTTCTAAATTATAGAACTGCCTACGTTCAGAGCTAAAATTTTCAACTACTTCAGCTGTACTTGAAACTGGTGCTCCATTGCATTGTTTATCCAAAAAAACAATGATTCTAAATGACTGATCTTTCATAAAATCTAGTTCGATATTATCCGGAATGGATGGATCGTTGTAAGTGTATTTGAAGTGTAAAGACACAAGGTGTATTACACGACCAATACGTTCGCTCTGACCAGAGCCAACTTTTACACCATTTAGACAGAGTTCAGCGGGGTCATGAAAGTTCCAAAAAGGATTAAGCATGGTTTGACTATTCTCTCGGGGTGACCATTTTTTTTCCATACCTTTAAAGGGATTAGCTAAGACCATAGTTTTCCTGTTCATGTATGAGTTCTGTCCACCTTTCTTGAACTTATAGTTACCAGGCTTTGCCTTGTAAACCATTTTTAAAAAAATGATTTTCTGAGAGTAGTTGTATTCATGAATATAACTTCTCAGAAATGAAAAATTGACCAATTAAAAAAATTGTTTTACCGGAAAACAAAAATTAAAATCTAACGAAGAAATATTTGTAATCTGACGATAATGTGAAACAATTATCATCTGACAAAACTGACACTTCTGTTTCAACATCTGACACTTCGCTAAAATCTGACGATAAAAGGCGAAGTGTCAGTTTTGTCAGAGGAAAAAACGGCTATGACGTGGCACTTCGCTCCGGTATTATGAATCACTTCTGTCGACGTGTCACTTCTACTTCGTGGAATCGACTTCTACTTCGTTAAAAAAACGAAGATATAAATAAGAAATGATTCGGGAGCTCCAGCAGAAAAAGCTACCAAGTTAAAAAACCCGGAAAAATGACAAAGAGACGCAGTTCTTCTGAACATGAACTTCAAGTAACGAAGAAGTT